TAAACGCTTCACCGTATGCAACGCCCAACGAGTTGCTGCAAGAAATGCTGGATATCGATGCCGGTGGTCAGCCAGTGCGTATTCCTCAGAATGAGCCAATGTTTTGGGGCGATACGTTAGAAGGAACCATATTGCGTGAAGCTGCCCGGCGTCTTGGCCTGACAGATCTGGAAACAAATTTCACAAAGCCATTTGAGCATCCAACCCTGCCGCTTGGCGCGTCACTAGATGGCCGGGCAAAGGGTAGTGGCACGTTTGTTGATGATCCATCCAACGGCATTTACTTGCCGAATGATGACAGCATCACGCTAGATGGACCGATACTGCTTGAGGCGAAAAACACAAACGCCTACCCGGCTGAACGCCCAGCCTTGTGGCGCGGCCCATTGCAGATGCAGGCCCAGATGATGTGTACTGGTATAGCACGCGGCGCAGTCTGTGTGTTGCACCAAGGCAACCAGCTTCGCATTTACCTTTATCGCAAGGATAACATTGTGCAGTCACAGATCACTGATGCTGTGCTTAATTTCGAGGAAAGGCGAAAGACGCGGGAGTTTTATCCGGCCTACTCTATCCACGATGCAACCATAGTACATTCGACAACCGACACATCAGCGCGTCCTGTTGAGATTGATGACGAGGATGCCAAGACTGCGCTGGAAGATTTAGTCCACGCACAAAAGCACAAGGCAATGGCCGAGCAAGACATTCAGCAAGCCAGTCTCTGTTTGATGAACCTAATGGGCGATGCGGAGGTTGCCTATGGGTTGGTCGGCAATCAAAAGTATATGGTTAAGTGGCCGTCCCGACACTACAAGGCGCAGCCGGAGAAAGTAACGCCTGCCAAGCCAGCCAGATCGATGCGATCAAAAACCCTAGTCATAAAGGAAACAGACTGATGCCGAACAGAAGAGAAACTTCAGTTGATGGCCTGCGCCATCACAAGGAATACATCGAAAGTCAAAAAAAGGCTTGGGCGAAAGCTACAGCTAATCTTCCCGACAATGCTTTTGCCGATGATGTTAAGCTGCCAGATCCTGTCGGCACGTTTAAGACAAAGCCAACGCACGTTGTAACTGCGACAAGTGGGTACGAGGATGGATAAGGAACACGCATCAGCGGCGCTCACGCCAGCGCAGGAGGCTGTCTACGATGCCATCTCTGTGTTCCAGCGGGAATATAACTACACGCCGTCCACACGCGAGCTAGGGCGATTTATGGGCAGGGGCCAGAAAACCGTCCAGATCCACATTTGTGCGATAATTGATAAGGAAAGGGCTAGACGCATCAATGATCGTCACATAGAGTTATTGTGATCTTTGAAAGATCTTTTCTCCCTCCACAGCCCCAGCGTTAACGCGCTGGGGTTTTTTATTTCTTGGCCTTTAGACTGTCAACGACACCGCCGCCAAAATAAAATCCGAGGATAATCAGCATCGCATAGTTTATTGTGAACTGATCCATAACCTTGGTGACTGCGTCCGGGTCACCCCGGCCAGTGATCGTCATGCCAAGCACCAGCATATAGCTGCCCAAGAACGTGGCCCCAAACATCAGCGCGAGGTAACGCTGCGCGATCTTGAATGGTGCGTATGCTGCCATCAGATCTATCTTGGCCTTGCTCTTGGCCGCGATGGCCTCTTCATCACTGGTGTGCATATCATCAATCAGCTTCATGCCCTGACTGATAACGTCACCCGATCCTAATATTTTTGCTAAAGCTCCAAGCATTACTCTGTCCTCATTGCTATATCTGTTGCTAGGCAAACCATTTCCTTGTTCACCGGCATTCTCTCTTCCCAGCTTATTCGCGTCCCGGCAACGTGGCACCCAGCCATTGTATCATGCTGGCTCAAAATGTGTGGCGTTATACTGCCATCAGCCGACACGATAATCATCAGTAGTAACCACTGCATCTCTGTTCCTCCTCGCCTGCTCCTCGGTGGTGCGGTTGTGCATATCCCACATAATCACGCCCACTCTCCACTGATCATCATCCCAGCCATATCATCGGCACGTTTGCCGACCTGATCAGCCCAGCGGCTGTCAAGCATCTGCGCCGCAGCTTCGCCGTAGTCTCCAGCCTCAATCGCCGCTTGAGCCTTCTTGAACTTGTCCCAGCGCGGCTTGCCTAGATTGAACAGGAGTGAGATTACAACGGCCTGACGCGGCTCGTTAAGCCCAGCAAACCACCCATACGTCTCAGCCTCTGCCTGACACCTCTTTAGATCGTTATCCAGCAGGTAGTCAACCTCATCGTCTGACAGACCGCCGCCCAGTTCCTTGTCGATCAAGCGACCCACGCCAATCGTCAGATATCCACGGCTGTCTTGATAGGCGTGTTTAACCACACCCTCGTGGTGCTTAATCATCTCAATTAGTTTATTCATTCCGGGTCTCCATAACAATTTGGACGGCCTTTTCCCAAGACCTTTGCTCTAGGTCGTCCTGCTGAAACCAACTTGGTGGTCTTCGTTGAGTGTACTGGTTCACCGAACAAGCCGCTGTAAAATGTACCTTGCGGTCATTGATGGCGCAATGCGCCAAAACATCAAACTGCTCAAGCGTTGGTAAGGTTTTTTTGTTCCGGCCAGATGCGTTCTGAAACTGGTATCCAATCGCACGATCTCTTTGTTTGTGAATTTGCGCCGATTTCACTTGGACACGCATGAAGTCTTGACCACTCCAAGCCACCAGATCAACCGAATCCTGCTGAGACATAGAGACACGCCAGCCGAGGCCAAGCAACGCGGCTGCTGTAATGTATTCTCCGGTCAACCCGGTTGTGGTGGCAGTGATGTTTATATTTGGCCCCTCATCCACAAACCCCAAGCAATCAGGGCTGCGACAACACTGACAAGCAAGGCGACGACAATGCCGACACCTATTTTTTCCTGTAGTTTTGCCCTGCGCTTTGCGGCACGTTTTGCTGCGTCTGCCCGGCCTGTTTTTGCTTCTTTGCAGAAACGCTCATAATCTCGCCACATTCCGGCACGACCAGCATATATCATCAGTTCCTTGAGTTGCTTTTCTTTTTCCCTGATTTGCTCAAGAGCCATAAACTCTTCAAGGTCAGAGCCGCCAACGCCACGCGCACGTTTTTTGTTGCCTTCGCGCTGCAACTCTTCCTTGCAAGACAAGAACTTATTGATGGCCTTGCCAGCCTTCGCAATATCGTGGCCGTTATTCACGACCTGTTTGATAACCGCAAAAGCGGCGTTTGCTGCGGCGAGTTCAGCTAACATCAGTCATACACCTTTTGGTCTGGTCCAACGATGACGGGGATGCAGACGGAAGTTACATCGCCGCCCTGCTTGTGCAGCCGCTGGGCAAAATAAACGCAGCGGTCCACTGATCTGAAATACATATCGCTTGAAACTTTGCGCTTGTCCTCACCAACACCAAGCCAAACGGTCAACAGGAAAGCGTGAAAAATATCCACATCAGTCGCGCCCCGTGATCCGCTTGACAGTCTCGGTTTCCCATATTCGGATCAGCACCCAAATACCAGTGATGATAGCTACCGCATTCGGTGCCATATCCATAAAAGCAGCGGCAGTCCCCGTACCCGCCGCGACATCAACAAATATTTTCTGATCTTCTGGCATTTACGCCTCTTAACAAGCCATCAAGACGCAAGGCACGAGGAACGTACCGTCGTCGTATGTATGTGAAACTGTTGTGCTAGTGACTTTCGCAATTGTTTTTGACCGCACGATGTCATCGCCTTGTGGCTTGGCTGTACCGTCACCAGCAGACATTAACAAGTCTCCTCGCGCCACTGTTGTGCCTTGTGCAATGCGGATGACCATATCGCCAGTCATTGCAATATTCATATCAGCAGTGTGGTCAGTATCGTCATCATCGTAGTTCACAAACACGCCAGCTACGTTTGCGTCACCCTCAACTGATGATACAGCCATACAGTTAAGCTGTTCGTTGTCTTCATCGTAGGCATCAACAGCCGGTGTCTTTTCATCACCAACCGACACGCCTTCTGGCAATTCATCACCTTCCTCATAATAGGTGGCAGCTTGTGCCTCGTGATGCCAGACCGCCATTTGGTCGAGGTTGGTCATCACGGTGCCTTTGACTAAGCCGTTGATACGGTTGCCGTCTGTTGCTTGTGACCAACGCGCAAGGTGTCCACCGTTGTAGCTAACAGTTGAGCCGGATACAGAGATGTTACCTTCTTGTGTTCCGTCCTGATAAAAAATTATCAAGGCACCATCGTTGCTAAGACGGTTCAGTTCCAGCGGCTCACCGCCGCTGCGGGTGAACTGCGCTATATCAACATCCCCACGCAAAGCCAGCCCAGCAGTCCCAATACCGTCAGCCGTTTTGCCAACATTTAAATTCCCGCCTGATGTGACGCGGAGTCGTTCTGAGCCACCAGTGTTGACAGCCAACCTGTTCTGCGGGTCGAGGATGATATTACTAGAGGCACCGCCACTGGCAGAAATGTAGTTGTCACCGTTTCTGTTGAAGGTGACATTGCTGCCAGACGTTCCTAAAACTAAATTTGCATTTGTTCCTGTGACGGTTACCCCATCAGCCGTCACAGTGCCAGTGACATCCACGCCTGTGTTGGTGGTGGCGAGTTTCTTTGAGCCATCATAATACAAATCAACTGCGCCATTTGATGCCGCTTGAATGTAACTTTCAGCACCATTGCCTTTGCCCATCTCAAGATTAGACGCCCAGATTCGTAAGTTGCCTGTTCCACCATCATCTTTAATGTAACTGTGGCTTCCATCGTGATAAATCTGCAAGTCAGACCCAGCACCGAAGATGCACTTATCTGAATCTGCAAATAGAATATCGTTGCCGTTGCTTTGTAAATCACCGCCAAGCTGGGGTGTGGTGTCGCCAGACAATTCAGTAGCCGCAGCAATGCTAAGTGTCTCGTTGCCGCCATCACTGCCCTCTGTCAGCGTGACGTTTGTGCCTGCTGTCAGCTTGCCATTAAGATAACCGGCGGTGGTGTCGTTTGACGATACAGCCACAAGCACATCGGTGTCAGCATCAATCGACACCCAAGCCGAACCGTTGTAAACCTTTAGCGTATTT